GTCCACCGCCTGCTTCATGTACCGTACCAGCACATGACGGATTTGGTCACGAAAGGCTTCCGCCTGCTCGCGAATCGCCGGATGCGAGTTCGATCCGACGTACACAATCTTGTCCAGCGCGATTTCTGCCAGTTCTTCTGGCGTAAAACCACGGTTGGAAACCGCTGTTGCGGTTACCAGTCCGACCTCGGAGATTCCAGATGCAGTGATCATGGGCCCGGAGACTCCGACTTAACAGGAAGACGTACCATGCCATCACGATATTCGTCACGACGGCGACGGCCCTGTTGTTCAATGCCAAGACCCTGAATCGCCTGCTTATAGGCGTTCTCGTAGTACTGCAGCATTTCCAACGGACCCTTGGTGTAACTGTACGCTTGAATCAGGCACGCATAAAGCAGTGCTTCCGGTGCGTTGGTACTGATCCACGTCGTAGTGTTGCTGGACGACAGCTGCGCCGGACGGTAGATATAACCGATCTCCACGGTATATGCGGCATCCGGGGTCGGCGCCAAGATCAGGGTGTTGTGGTCCCATACGGCGTAATACTTCGGCACACCGGTCTCTGTGCCGTCCGGCCAGTATTCCTTGATGAACGACGTATCACGGAAGTCCAAGAACCGCTGTTCGCCAGCGACGGTGAGCATCAAATAACGATGCGTCAGGATGTCGGACGGGGCGCCCAAGAATTTTATGCCCGTCGTGGTCGTGCCCGTAGACTCTTTCTTGAAGTAGTCCAGATCAATATCGCGCAGGATCCGACCTTCCGCCATCATGATGAACGTATCCACCACACCGGTAGTAAAGACATTGCTGTCAATCTCAGTGTAGTTTCGGATGTTGTCGATCAGTTCGCTGTAATTCATGAGATCGCTACCGTAACGGTACCTATTTGTCCAACGCCTTGTACCGGCTTCGGTGCCGGAGCAGGCTGCATGCCGACACTCTGGTAAGCCGCCGGGGCAGAAAGCCCAACATACACGACTAAGGGTTCACGGCGAGCCGGGCGAGGATCTTCAAGCGCAATCGCATCCGCCCGATAGTTCAGCGGAAACAATTGCGGTTCCTTGGGCTCATAGTCCGACGGACAGACCATGAATCCTTTCCAGTTCTTACGGAGGTCATGCAGCTTGTACTGCTGACCGCAGTAATCGCAGATTCCGTATGCATATTTCCCGGTTGCGAATGCCACGTCAGTACCCTACCGCCGGAACAATACGCACACTGGCGGTATCACGATCTTCCAACGCTGCGCGTTGGAAGTCCTCTTCATAAATCTGCTTCAACACGCCAATGCGATCAGGCGCATATTTCAGCGCTAGTTGATACGCCAGCCCAGAAGTCAAGCAAGGCAAGAACCGGAAGTTGACGTCGGTCGTATTGGTATACACGCCGCCATCTTGAATCCGACGGATTCGGTAGTACACCAAGGTGTACGCTCCGTCTGCTGCGGGATATACATACGCCGTAGGCGTACTAGAACGCTCGACATACACCTGTGAAGGACGCCCTTGAACGTTCTTATTCGGAAGGTTCAGGTACTCTTCACGGCTGATTCGGTCAATCGTCACATCCTGCTGAGATGTACCAGTTCCAGTACGAATCACGGCAGACAAGACATTGACGGTGTCATTGCCGAGCAAGACGCTGTTGTCCCCTTGAGTCAGGGCTTTCGTCGCTTGCTCAATGGTCCACAGGTTCAAGCCACGATTGGCCCAGTCCAAGAACAACAGATTCAATGAACGGCGCGCAGATTCCAACTGATAACCAGCCGTCATCCGCATACCGCAGCGCTCGAAGGCCTCTTCTACAAGGTCGTCGATCGACAGGTCAAATGCTGTTGTTCCTGAAGTGGCCATACGTTACGGCTTACCGCAGCTTTTTTTTGCCATACCGCCCTTGCGGTACTTCTTGGTGACGCAGCCGCCCTTCTTCATGAATACCGGACCGGTAGTCTGTTTCTTAGGCTTGCCCATGTTGAAATTGCCGCCACGTTTAGCGGCACCCATTCCACGTGCTTTCATGCTCGACTCCTTATGCGTAGAACACGGTCGCTGCCGTGACATTAGTCATGGTGGCGTGCACCTTGTTTTTGGCAAGGATGCCTGCGCCAGGGAGCTCAAAGTAGTTGTTATAGATGTCATTCGCCGAAAGGGTAAACGTCATCAACCACTCGCCACCGTCTTTTACAAAACGGCAGTTAGCTCCCGCAGTGATGTTGACCGAGTTGATGCAAGTAATGGTAAAGACGTTTCCGTCCGTTACCGTCACAGCAATGTTGCCACATGTGGCTGTGCCACCTGTACCTGCGCTGTATGCAATACCGATCACATCGCCCGTAGACAAGCCATGACCATTACTGGTTACGGTGATGGTAGTGCCTGACTGGCCGTAAGTGCCTGCGGTCGGGGCTACGCTTGTAGAAAATAGATCAATCTGCCCAGCGCTCGCTGAACCTTTGACGGAAATTCCCTTGATACGCGAACGATCTAGCGGAATTAAAAAACCCGTCTGATTCAGGTACGCCGACTTGACGTCGGATATAGCACCCATGTCAGTCTCCTATTAGGACGGGGTTACTGCGCCAGTACCGTCTGCCAAGACCCAAGTATCGGTAGCAAGTGCGCCAGTAGCGATGTACAGATAACTGTTAGTCGTTTCAAACGCGATTGTGCCTGCTGCCTTGCCAACGGTGTTTACGTCGTCAGTAGCATCAGCGAGTTCGGTGTCAGAAACAGTGTGGATCTGGACGTAAGCAGTGGTAGCGTCAATGCCGCCGGTGACATTACCAGTGACGTTGCCAGTTACAGCGCCTACAAAGCCGTTAGTCGAGGTGACTGGGCCGGAAAAAGTTGTGCTCGCCATGAGAATATCTCCGTGTTTGCAGCACTAACCACGTCATCTCTGCAAAAGTCCGCTGGGTCGGTTGACGTGGCTGGATGTCCCAGAACCTACGGGATTTATACGCTGATTGGGATAGAGCGTCAAGCGCGACTTGGCAGCCTAATGCTTGTTGGACTTCTTACAATTAGCCTCGTGAGTAAGTAGCTTCAAATTTTCAGGTATATGTAGTCCACATACGTTGTCCCCTCGTAACGGGATTATGTGATCGACCACGTATTTGATACCCGTTAGTTCTGTCATGTGCTTGGCGTACAGATAGGTTTGGTTGATAGAGCGTCGTTGCTCTTTTGTGAGCCACTTAGGGGTAGCATTCTTTTGCCTACGCCGCCATGCGTTATTATTAGCTTGGTTACGTTTTGGGTTGTTTTTCTTCCATTTACGCCGATATGCTTGTTTGTCTTCTATCGGGCGCGCTTGGGCCCTGGCTATCACCAAGTCCTTATTACGCTCATAGTAGCGGCGTTGACTGGCTTTCATAGCCTCTGATGTAGGTAGCGCTCTGCGCCTTTTGTTTTCCCTTTGCCAACCTTCTTTGCGACATTCTACGCATTCCCCTCGTGCGGTTATACGCGGGGCAAAATGCCCCTGTTTGCAAGGTTTGCCTGTGAAATAGAACTCAGAGCCAATTTCACGAGCAGCTTTTCTTGTTTGCGGTAACCCCATGTCAGTTTTCCTGTGTTTTGATACAGGGAATAATAGGCAGTCAGGGGGCTTTGTCAAGAAAATAAAAAGCCCCTCCGAAGAGGGGCTTCTAAATCAACCTAAGTAGTTGATTTATTACGCAGCGCCCGGCGAACCGAAGATACCACGTGGGTCACTGAAGCCGAAGCTATAACGTTCACGAGCCTTGTAGCGAACGTTCCCGGTTTCAAAGTCCCCCTCCATGCCAGTCTTGATAGCGACACGCTGGAACATCTTCAGACCGTTCGGGGCATCCGTCTTAATGAAGAATGCGTCCGGATCAGTCAGGTAGTGGTTCACGGTGTAACCCTGCGGAACCATACCCATGTTCTTGATAGCGTTGATGTCGTTATCAGCGGTACCAACACGAAGAGTGGACTTCATGATGCGGTCAGCGGTGAACTGCAATTCCTTCGGAATGATCAGTTTCATGCCGCGAACAGCGATCTTCAGACCACGTTCGTCAGTGAAGGCTGCGATGTCAATCAGAGCCTGTTCCAGCGAGGTTTCGCTGAGGTCAGCTGCGACAGACAGCTCATTGCGCAGGTTCGCACCAGACAGGGTCGGGTGGTCCGTTGCACAAAGTTCCTTGCCATCACCGCCAGGAGCGCTTGAGCTGAACGCATTGTTCAGGATCGAAGCTGCCTTGATCTGCTTGGTGACCGCCATGGAGCGAGCCAGTGCCTTGGTGTAACGAGAAGCCAGCTTGTCGTACAGGTTGTCTTCGATTGCTTCTTCGGTCAGCGCGAACGCCAAAGCGATCGTTTCGTGGCTGTAA